CATAGATCGCCAGGATACTTGGCAAACCAAAGAGCATCAGCATCTAGAGTGGCGACCTTTGTGTTATAGTCGTCGGTGTTCTTGATCTGTGTCGGTGTGATTGGAGCAACTGTACCCTGCGCAAACACGATATTGAGAGTTGCACCAGTACCTGTAGCACTACCAGTTGGAATGTTGCCAGTCAGAGTGTCTGGAAGGACAGTATACGAACCAGCAGCCTTAAGAGCAACCGTCTTAACACGAGCTGTGGCAGTTACTGTTAGACCCACACCTGTACCTGTCGATGCAGTTGTAGCACCAGCAGTTGATGGGTTTGCTGTGTATGCGCCTCTATTCGTAATTGTGAGAGAGGCAACATTGCCCGATCCGTTTGTTGTTACAGAGGCAAGTGCATTTGTTGTTGCTGTACCAGTTGCTAGTTCGATAATGTCACCATTAACATAACCAGAACCTGCACCAACAACAGTAAGAGTTCTTACTTCCGTCGACACTACGTTAACTGTTGCAACTGTGTCGTAGCTACCACCAACGATTGTTAGTGTCTCACCAGGAACATACGTGCCACCCGAACCAGGTGTATTGAGCGTGACCGTTGTGAGGACAAAGTCGTCAGAAACAGCAGCACCAGCATTATACGAGTTAGCAGCTACTGCACGTGAAACGAACAGCTTGTTTCCGTAAGATAGGAAGTTTGCGGCAGTAAACCATGTCTCGAAATTATCTGAAGTAGGCTTTCCAAAACGTCCAGCTAGATCAATTTCTGATGTAACTAGAGTTGCAGTTTCGGCAGGACCCCACTTGAAGATACCAGCAATTGCACCTTCCGTAGTAGACACGGCAGGGACAATAGTAGTCAGATCAATTTCTGTGACATTTACGCCAGGACTGACTTGAAATGGCATGTCTTATCTCCTTTATGATGTAATTTAGAAGTCATATCTAAATGTAGTACAGATATTTATAAAACTTCAATTTAGAAGAAATCGTTCGAAATCTAAGTCGGAGACAGACTTAGGCTCGTTGTAGTCCTCTGGGTGACCATCCTCAATGAAGCCAAATGGGGTGAGGTTGTCTTGAAGCATCTGGTCTTCTTCAATAATTCTTCTTCTCACATCAGTATCAGTAACAGCCTTGAATGTTTCCTGGCTAGCCATCCACGAGAAGATCACAAGACACATGACAAGGTCGTCGTGGTAACCTTCTTCTGCATTGTATGAGCTTCCATCAACAATATACGTCGAGAGCTCTTTAATGATTTCAAAATCGTTGACAATCAGTTTGTCTGTTTCTATTAGTGTCTTAAGGTTAGCACAACCAATTCGCTTTGTCGTTTTTGTTGTCTTAAGACCTATCTTGGAACCACTGCCACCAGTGCTAATCTCCATTCCTCTGCGACCATTTGCACGGGTGTAGAGAACACTTTCGTATTCGAGGTCTTGCTGTAAGATGTTTGCAACCTGGGAACCAAAGTTTGTTTCGATAAGGACCTGAGCTTCGTTGTAGTGTTTAGCAACGTTGTAAATCAGGCTCGGATACATCAGTTCTGAGATGTTTGAGTCCTTGAAGATAGCAACAACCTCGTATGGAACAGAAGATATATTGACAACAGCTAATGCCGAGCTATCAAGACCAACACCTTCCGAAACATCTACGGTAATGAGGTATTGGTTCCCCTTTACAGGCTGCTTGTAGACCCTTAGCCCATTATGACTTTCGATTGGATCAGCAAAAACCATCTTCGATAGTTTGTCTGGGTGAATAAGAGTGTTAGCAGAACCCAAGAACTCACACTCAAATTCCTGACGGAACTGGTCGATTGATGTGTTCTTGATCGTCTCTTCTTTCCACTTCTCATCTCGACCAGGAACGTCAGACCAATGAACACTTACGCGTGCATAGTCGTTTCTCCCATTTTCTGAATCAACCCATAGCTTATAGAATAGATTCATGCCATTGGGTGTTGAGGTGATGATTAGCTTCGAAGACTTACCAGAAGAAATAGTTGGAAAAACAGAAGCAAAGAATTGATCCTGAATATTGCGAGGGACGAATGCAAACTCGTCAAGGTAAATCAGGTTGTAGGATTGACCACGAATGGCGGAGGATGAAGTAGAAGATGCTAGAATCTTCGAGCCATTTTCTAACTCGATGTTACCCTTGTTCCACTCAACAATGCCTTGTTGCATCCACTTGGGTAGCCACTCATAGGCAAGCTGGATACGTGAAAGGATTTCTCTTGACTGACGTTCCTTGTTAGCAAGAACAGCGATGTTGTAGTTCTCGTTAAATAGCACCTTGTGAAGGAGATAGCCAACAACACCCGTTGTCTTGCCAACCTGTCGAGGCATCTTGCATATTGTGAATCGGTGATCCTCAAACTCCTTATACATCTCCTTCTGATACTCATAAGGAGCAAAGTTGATCAGACCCCTATCAACGCTAACGATTTTGACGTACTTCTCACAAAAGTACTCGATGTCGTTGGCACATTTGAGATATTCTTGAATCTGTTCTTGGGTGTACTGAATCTTAACGTCAGCTCTCTTGAGATTTTTATTCCCAAGATATGACTGGATAATTTCAACCATAATGTATTAACTCTTTTGCGAGTTGTCCTTGATCATCTTAAGTAGCTCTGCAGATGAGATCACAAGGTTGTTGTTGATCGTGTTGTTTTCAGCTGCAGGCTGATCAAACTTCTCGATTTCCTTCTTCGTCTTTGCAAGCATGACGAGGTCTTTGTTAGCATCAACCATGGTCTTCATAAGGTTCGTCGCGACTTCAAATGCTCGAGCAGATTCAGATTGTTTTGCAATATCAATGATCTCCTCGAGTGCATCAGCACCTTTTTCAATAACATCATAAAGGTTACGCCTTGCATACTCATAGTCATCATTCTCTTTTGAAGGAGGAATGACTTCCTGCTTTGGCTTTTCTGTCATTGGTTCTATGTCTAAGAACGATGCAATTTTATCTTGCTTCATAATTAAGTCCCTCTATCAGGGAAATCAGTCTTCGTTACGATATACCCATAGTCATCAGTTTCTTCAATTTGTGAGTAAGGGATAGTTTCGTCAATTGATGTTGTGGGTTCGCCGTTTGCTGTTAGGCCTGGCTGTACAGTAACGGAAGAAACAACATCGTTTGCTGCTGGATTGATTGCTTCTATATCTTCTGGAATGTGGAAATCGACATTAGCAATCTTAATGACTTTCGACTTCGAAGTTGGTCCAAACAGGTAGGCCTTCATTGTAAAGGAGATTGTATAGATCAGAGCTCGTCTCTCTGTGAAACTGCCTTCGTAAGTGTCTTCAACATTAACTGAGTTAATGACAATGGGGATATCTGTGTATGCATCAAACCCACTGAGTAACTTAGCACCTACAGTCCACTCCGGAGTAAAGTAAGGAAGAATCTGCTCGACAATGCGCGAACTGTCTTCCGTACTCTTTGTCATGATGTACAGATTGAATGTGATATCGTAAGGAACGGGGGTGTAGACTTTGTCGAGAGTCTTCTTGTTGTCAACTTCCTTTGGCTGATAAACCTTCGTAATAGTCTGCAACTTTCTATTAGCTGCATACTGGAAGTTAATCATCTCAAATGCCATACGAGGAAGGCGGATTGATGTCTTTGGGATACCTGTTGGGTCTAGCTCAAGACGAGCGAGGAACTTTTCTCTTGGGCCATACGAGATGGGAACCTTCATTTGTTGTGCAATAGAACCATCATCATTGAAGCGTTCGATAAAGATGTTATTGAACAGCGTTCCAAACACAATAACATATTTACGGAGGAGCGAATGGTAGTAGGGAACTGCTAACATTAGTATCTTCTACCTTCCGCAAACGGATCTATTTCAGTAAAGTCAATGAAGTCGTCCTCGATCTCAAACTCATCATTCTGAGCTCCATTGTCGAGCTCATCGAGGCTGAAGCTTTGAAGAACTAGTGTTAGACCATTCTCGGAAACAATAGTATGTCCAGCTTCTGTGATAAGTGAGAATGCAGAGTCATCGGTCGACAGATCTTCGTATGCGTTGTCTATTGCAGGAATACCGGTGTTGAACTTCTCACCACTATACGCAAACAATTCACAGACGATATCATATGTCTGAAGAGCACCTAGCTGATAGAAGATTGGCTTCTTGTTGACATATTTGATTTGATAGACAGCATCGGTAAATGGGAAGTAAATCAGGTCACCTTCTTGAGGACGCTGCTTCGAAAGGTAGTCACCAACTTCCTCTGTCCACACTCTCTGAGCAATAGTGAATGTGATTTGTTCATCAATCTGGATACCAAACTTGGACAAGAACTCGCCCTGTCCTTCCATACCATCAACATTACGGATATACATCTCTACCGAGATAGCACCATCGTAGCTATAGAATTCACCCTCATTAAGAATGTTATCAATACCATGAACAGTACGCGGGCAGTAGTAAACGTCAAGACCGTAGATCTTGATCGACTCAATTATCAGGTTCTCGTAGAGAAGCTGCTCCTGAGATGCACCGTAGTTGTTGAAGTAGACATTGGTTGCCATCTGTTATCCGATCATGTCAACTGATGGTAGGCTGTAACTATTGATCATTTCAGCTTCGAGCTTTTCGATCTCTGCTTCTGCATCGTTGTAGATCTTGTCACCGTTGAATGTGACGCCACCAGGCATCTGAATGCCAGTAAACTTTGTGAGGTTTGCACCCCACTGTCTCTTGATTAGCTGAGAAGTATATCTCTGTAACCAACGATCGCTCCAAACATCGGTAAAGACGTTGGGATCAACAATCTCATATGCTTCAACAACAAGGTACTGGCCAGCTTCAATTTTACTCCAATTGACATCGATGTATAGTCTGTTTGTGTGTCTGTTGTAGCGGATTGGCTGCTTGCCAACAAGAAGCTGTTCTAGAAGCTGAAGGTGCTGGAATGCCATGTAGTACGGAACCATCGACTGGTACGTAAGTGTATAAAGATCGTTGAGGGCGATCTGATATCTGATGTTGAAAATATTATTGGTTGCTATATAATCGCCTATGTCGAAAATAGATACTACACCCATGATGTTGTCTGGGATTGTGACATAGCCACCCTTGAACCCTCTTAGATCTGCACCAGATCCAGTAGAAGTGTTGACCGAAATGATAGGATCAATTCTGTAGTTGGCTCCAACGTTTGTCACGGTAACAGAAGTGATTGTTCCGTTTCCATTTGTTGTTAACGTAGCTGTAGCACCAACACCAGTTGTATCACCAGTTCCATTTGTGATTGTTATAGTATCTGTATTTGAGTATCCAACGCCACCATCAACAATTTTGATTTCCTTCAACTTGTCAGGGAAATCACCTTCTGTAAACACGTGGCGATAGAACTGCTTTGAGCTACCATCAAAGTGGTAGTCCCAGTAATACTTCAACGCTTCATCGATACGATCTTCGACCTGATCATCATCAACGTTAATCTCGATAACAGGCTTGCCCAACTTACGGAGGCAGTACTCTTTGAATTCAGCTCTTGAGTGTGGAACTGCCATCTGTTATATTCCTATTGTTAGCCAGTTGACCAGTGAAGAAGCAGTGTTAGCATTTCTAATGTAGAGAGCTGTTGTGTTAACAACGCTTATATATGGAATGTAGGTTGCCGTTGTTGACAATGCATTTGCCGATGTTAGAGATACGTGGAGCACCGCAGAAGTATGTGCTACGTTGAATGTAATATTGCCCGTAGTACTATTGACAGCTAACTGACCCCATTGCATAACTAAACCATTTGGTAGTCTCGAGTAACCGCCATTGGCTGAAGTAACGTTTGCTGTACCAAGATTTAGTGTGTTGCCGGCAATATCTACTTCCGTTGTGTTGGCCGTGAAGGATGTGCCAACACTTAGTACGGCACCATTGACAGATCCTGTCGTGTATACTCCTGACGTATTAGCAACAACGGATGATCCAACTGTATGAGACGCTGCATTTACTGTTCCTGTTGCATAAACGCCACTGTTGTTAGCAATTACAGCACCATTAACATTCAAGCTGGATGAAGTAAGGGTGACGTTTGTTGATGCACCTGAAATTGCAATCGTCGTGTTAGTCAGCG